ATTCACCGCCCTCAATCAGCACCTTCTCAATCTCAGCGCGCTCGGCTGCTGATTTGAGCATGTCGCGGAAGGGGCCGTCAGCCAATTCCTGAGCGGCAACCTTCAGCTTCTCAATCTCGGCCAGCATCTCAGTCGCGCCAGCCGGGAGTTTATCCTGAATGGACGCAGCAAGGTCATCAAGGCGCTCAGTCTCGCGCGCAGCCGCTTGAAGGGCAGGGGGCGTCTCAGCGAGCGCGGACTTCATCTGCTCAATCTGGACGCGCGCATCGCGACCGAACTCAGCCAAGCGCTGCGCAGCTTCCGCAGCCTGGGCGGCCTTGCGCTCGGCGGCGTCGCCTGTCTTCTCGACATACCCGCTATCCACGCCGAATAGGCGCTTGGTCGGGTCGACCTTCTTGCCGTTGACGAGCACTTCATAGTGCAGATGGGAGCCGGTCGCGGTGCCAGTCTTGCCGACAAAGCCCAAGATGTCACCTTTGGACACCTTCTGGCCCTCATCCACGTTGAACTTCGATAGGTGCGAGAAGCGCTGCTCCGTCCCGGCGCCGAGACCGAGGCGCAACTGGTTGCCATAACCCCTGATATTTCGTGCAAACTGGACGATGCCATCCATGGTCGCCCGGATCGGCGTTCCTTCTGCCATCGCGAAGTCGACGCCAAGGTGATTTGTCGACGCCCCCTTGGTCGGCGCTACGCGCGCGCCATAGCCCGATGAAATCTTGGAGGCCGAGAAGGGGAGACCGATGTCGACGAGATCGCCGCGGACGTTCTTGACGTTCTGCTTGCGCTGCGAGAGCAGTTTCTTCTCCGCCTCGTAGGCGCGTGTCAGCGCCTTGTACCGGTTATCGAACTCAGCCTGGTCAATGCCTGCCTGACGCCCGCCGAGCGGGACGTCCTCGTACTTCTGACGCAATTCAATGAGTTTGGCGACTTCGCGGTTGTAGCGTCCTTGCGCGGCAGTGGTTTCGTCGAGTGATTCCGCGACATTGCGCTGCGTCTGAGCGATCTGGGCGTTGACGCTCGCGACCTTGGCGTTCGAGATCACATCATTGAGTTGCTTCGCCTTAGCCTCCAGCGCCTCGATCACGCCGGGGGCAGGGGCCGTGCCGATCTGCCGGCCGACGAACGTGTTTGCCTTGTTCGCTTCCGAGAGCGCCGCGTTGATGCGCGCCAACTCGCTGCGGGCCTGTGCCTCTGAAATCTTCGCGTTGTTCGCTCGGCTGTCGACCAAGGCATCCTGAGATTGGATGGCGCGCTCAGTTTCTTCGACCAATTGCTTCATCGCATCGACAAGCTGCTCGGCGGACAGTTTGGTGACGTCCAACGCCTTGGCGAAGTCGTATGACTTGTTCTTCGCCTTGTCGCTCGCTTCCCCGGCACTGAAATACTCAGATGCAAGCATCCCCAGCGCGCCGACAGCGAGGCCAACAGCAAGGCCCCATGGTCCAGAGAGGAACGTCGCGAACGTGCCGATTTTGGAAAGCGTCTTGTTCGTTGACCCTTCAAGCGAAGTGAGCGCGAACGCCAATTGCGGCAACTGCTGTGCGAACACGACGCTCGCCCGCTGCCCCGAATAGATGGAGATGGCGATGTCTTGGAGCTGCTGCCCGGCCTGCACCGACGCTTGGCGCAATCCGCGCGTCGAGTTGGCCATCAGGTGGTTTGCGGTCGTCCCGGCGCGTGCGCCTTCCGCTACGCCGTGGATGGCGGCGTTCGCCTGTTGAAGCGCGTCTCGCGAAGCCTGCGTTGCCATCGCATACTCGCGTTGGCTGATCGTCCCGGCCCGCAAAAGGTCATCAGCCCGGTTCATTTCCTGATCAAAGCGGACCTGAGCGACGTAGAGTGGATCCAACTGACCTCGCAGGATTGCCGCCTCTTTGGCGAGGCGGTCAGTTTCAAGCGCGAGTTCTCGTGCGGCTTTAGCTGCCTCAGCCTCAAGGGACTGCGCAAGTTTCTGAGCGGCCCTATTCGCCTCATCCATCGCCGCAGCGGATGCTTTTGCAGCAGACGTCAATGCGGCTTGGACTTGAGGCCCCTTTGTGGCGACGCGGGCCAGCACCTGATCAAGTGTGGTTGCCGCGAGAGCTGCCCGATCAATACTGGCGTCACCAGCAACAAGCCGCTCCGCCCCTGTCGCCTGCCTTATGCGCCCGGTCGGGACTGACTGCGCAAGTTTCTGGGCGTTCGCATTGGCGAAGAGTGCGGCGTTGGCGCGTTGCAACTCTTCTCGGTACAAGCGCGTTGCAGAAACATGCTCGCGTTGGGAGATGATGCCGGACCTGAACAGATTGTCCGTCGAGTCCATAGCCTGATTGAAGCGCTGTTGCGCAGCGTAGAGAGGGTCCAACGCCGCGCGCAATTGAGATGCCTCTCTCGCCATCCCAGCGAACACACCGCTTTGCGCATCAGTCTTGAATATCTTGCCGGTGGCGCTGTCGAACTCGCCCTTGATCTGTCGCGCCGCGTTCTTGGCGTCGCTGACCATCTTCGGAAACGCATCGGAAGGATCGTAGGTTGGACGGATAATCTGAGGGAAAACCGTCGATTCATTGGCCATTAAGTGGCGCTCCCCATTTCGTCTGCGATGTAGCGCCCAACCTTGTCGGCGTGCGCCTTCACGATGGTCCTGACGTCAACGACGCGGGTCCGGCTGGTCTGTCTGATGCCGACAAACGCAACGATGAAATCCTTGGCTTCACGAGCGCCACGCGGGCGACCACTCGAGGGCAGGCGCCGGATGCGGCCAGCGCGCTCCGTTGGAACAGAAACACGCTTCACAATCAGGAGCGCTTCTCCGGCATGTCGCCCCGGCACCATTTCAAGGGGCCCGATAGATTTGTCATATCCGGCCTTATTGTAGAGCGCGGGCGTGATCCGGAAGCGGTTGACGCGCTTGATCCCGAGTTCAGGCGTCGCAATCCACAGCCACGGGCTCTTGACCGGCCTGATCTGCGTTGAATCCTCGGTAGCGGACATGATCGCACCGACAGCGCGGTCGCTCTTTGATCTGATCGAGATGCCGCCCGAGGCGGATGACACGTTGCCGCGCCGGAATACCTGCCCTTTGTCGAGGTCAGAGAAGTGGCCCAGAGCGCGCCCAAGGCGTCCGGGGAGTTTGGCCCGGATTTCTGTCAGCGCCTCTCTGCTGGCCTTGTGGGAGGCCACCATCATCGCGCGCTCGATGCGACGCCTGAAGGCTTCCTCCGCAGCACTGATCCGGGAAGTGTCGGGTTGGACGCTCGCCCGGATCATGGCTTCTTCTTGTAGTAGGAGGACAGGGACCGGATCATGTTGAACGCCGCGACCAACTTGACAGGCTGGTCGATCAGCGCGCCACCGTCCGGCCATACCGGTGCGCCCATACCCCCTTCACAGAGATAGCAGAGGCGCACCAGCGAGGTCATGTCGTCGGTTGCCCATCGCTTTGGGTTTCCAAAAGTGACGCCTGATCGCTCGGCTTCGGCTCGCTCTTGCGGGTCGTCGGGGCCGATTGCGTAGAAGTCGAAGAATCGTTCTTCACCTCCCCACGTTCCGCGATAGACGCGCCATCCATCTGCGCCGCCGTCGAAGCATCTTCCGTCATGGTAGATGGCGACGGCGCAGGCGAGTTTTTTTCCTCACCCTCGGTCAAGGTGATGCACTTGGCGGATTCAATGAACAACTCGAAGTACGGCATCACTTCGGATGCAATGCCTTCCGGATTGTCGATCATCGCCTGCCGGCCGAGTTTGCGCAGCTCGCGCGAGAGGGCGTCGACGGTGGAGATGGGGATGTACCCAGCCTCCAGTTTGAATGGCACGTCAATGCCGGACCAACCGCACAGATACGTTGCCAGAGAGAAGCGAGGGCGGTGCTCATTCGCCTCATCTGTCCGACGCTGCATCACTCGCAAGGGGCGGTGGACGTCAAACAGGTCTTCATCCAGCCGCTCAGCCCAAGCGCGGTCCTCGTCGCTCATGGCGACGTTCTGCTTGACCGTCTCGACGATAGTCTGGAGCCGGACGCGCATAGCCGCGGCATCTTCCTCGCTCCAATAGAGCGGGATCGCGCGCAGCTTTTCCTCAAGGAAGTCCTCATCCGAATAGGATTCAAGGCCCTCGTCAGCGCAGACAGCGCGGAAGCGGCGGAGGTGCCGTTCGTTCGCTGCCCGGAATTTAAACTTGGGAGCAGCGTCCCCAAGGTATTTCAGAGAATCGGGGGTGAACACCCCGACCTCTGACGATTCGACGGGAATCGTCATCAGTCGTTCCTTTCAGGTAGTGGATCAGTATCCGATCGGGAAAACGAGGCTCACGCACTTGTCGACGTCATCGATCCACAGTTCGCCCGAGGTCGTGTCGAAAGCGTTGCCGGAATTGACGCTGCGCGGGGCGATGCGTCCGTTCGCGACCATGAAGCCCATATAGTTCCCGGCACCGAGGCCCCAGAGCGCCTGATAGGCGTGGTAGCCCTGAGCGTCGGAGAGGGCCTTGAAGTCCACCGTAGCAAGGCTGACGCGGTTGCGCTCGATCGTCAGCGTGCGGGTGTCGCCGGTCGGCATGGGGGGATCGTTGCCGGTTTCCTGATTGGCGTTCGGCGGGTAGGCCACTTCCTTCGACAGCGTAAGCGTGGCCGAGGCGCCGCCCATCTGGATATTCGCGAAGTCGTCCTGACCGTTGCGGAATGGCGGCACAGCAATCGAGATGTCGACCGCAGGCGTTGCTTCCGCGACCTGAGAGTACAGGATGCCCGTGAACGAACAAGCGATGCGGCAATATTCGGTCCCGTCACGGCTCGACGTGAACAACTGTACCGTCTGGTCGCCGCTGGGCACCATGTCGATGAAGTCCAGGCGGTCGCCATCTTCCCAGATCGTGATCGATGCACCGGCAACCGGATCAGTGCCGGAATAGGTGTAAGCGAGCTGCTGTGGGATGGTGTAGTTGCCGGTCGCTGCAGTCGCGCGAAGGCGGGCCAGCGTGGCAACCTTGCCCGACGTGTAGCTGCGGATCATGCCGAAGCCGAGCGGGGCAGCGCCAACCGTCGCGAGGTTGATGACCAAACCCTTGTAGAGATCGGTCGTGCCGACGGCGGCTGCGCCGAGCGTCACCTGTGACGTGGTGCCACCGGTAAAGCCTTCCGGGCCAACTGCGGTCGTCACGCGGTTTTCGGTGAAGCCCAACTGCTTGAGCACACGGCCAGGCACCCAAGCATCAGCCGCAGGAACGGCGTTGCCGGGGCCATGCACGGTCCATTCAAAAGTGATGTCATAGGTCACGCCAAGCATGATCGGGCCGCGACGCTTGGTCGTGCCTGTGTAGCGGGGATCCTGCGACGTGATTGCGTTCGGCCGCCATGTGATGCTCGCGCAGTCGAGAAGGTCGGCTGTGGTCAACGCGATGCCGGTGCCGGAAACGCTCTGGTTTGCGAACGCCAAAGCCTTCTTGTTCGAGGCATAGGGCTTATAGACTGGTCCAGTCATTGGTCGTTACTCCTTGGGTTCGGCATCAGCGACGACGGGAGCGACTTCCGCTTCCACCGGCTGGGGTGCGATTTCGGCAAGGATTTCCTCGTGGGATTTCCCTTCACGGTGCGCCTTCTGCAGCGCGTCAAAATCAACGCTCACGGGCGGAAGCTGGACAGCAACCGCCGTGGGCTCTGGTTTGAGAGCCATGTCATTCTCCATTGTTGTGGTCAGGTCAGGAAACAGTCGATCCGTCTGCGGCGCAGATCGAATTGAAGTCCGTTGCGGGCGTGCGGAACGTGAACGTCCACACAAACCGGATGCGCCCATGATCGGACAGCCGGTATTCATCACGATCAGGCCCAAGCGCGACAGGGGCAGCGGCCATCAGATAATAGCCAAGCGTGCCGGCCGTCTCGGTGCGCGCCTCAATGCGGGAATTGATCGCAGAGGCAATCATCGCCTGATCGGCGGAAATCGTAGATGCACCCGTCGAGGGCGCGTAAATGTCGAACAACAGCCCGGCGGTATGATCGCACGTTCCATAGGCAGGGAAACTGAAAGAGACATCCTCGCAAGAGATGTTGACCAGCGGCAGTTCTTCATCGCGGAAAGGCTCATCTTCCGCGCGCTCCAGCACCACAGCGACGCCAGCGCCAATCTCATCGGTCAACCAATCGAGCGTCGCGTTCATCACCCTGCGGAGCGCCGCGATAGCCATCAGCGTTCAACCTTCACGTAGATGATCCACCCCTTGCCGGACGGGTTGTTCTTCCATTCCTTGGGATGGACCCAAGCGTTGAGGCGGGGGAGGAAAATGCGGTCATTCTTGGAGACCGTCGGCACAAGCGCCTTGCGGACCTCAATCATGATGTCCTGAGCGACCACAGCGCCACCGGCATAGGATTCGGTCTTGTCGCTATGATCAACCCAGCACAGGATGTCGGAGGCGCGAGACGCCCCCGACACCTGGTATTTGATCAGGTCGCCAACGCCCTCATCGACAGCCTCAAAGAGTTCATCGGTGAGGGCGCTGAACGGGTCCATGATCAGGCAGCCGGGGCTTCATCGGCGGGGGCGTCGGCTTCGCCAGACGTTGCCGCCAGATTGTCGATCAGCCACTGGCCATCCTTCGAGCCAGATTCGACCGGAAGCAGAGCGCCGTGCTCGAAGGACTCACCCTTGATCACGACGGTCCCGACTGCGTAGAGCCCGGAGACTTTCTTCGCCATATCAGCCTCCTTACGCGACCACGCGAGCGCGCAGCGTGTTGTTGGGGGCGACCGGCACCATCAACGGAGCCGACTGCGACATGATCTGTGTCACAGGCGGATCGTTTTCTACCCACATGCGCGGGAAGATTTCGAGCGGCTGATAGGAAGCGTTCGGGTCAAGGATCGCGCCGAAGCAACGATAACCATTGATACCGGGGCCGCTGAGCAGGACGTCGCGAGGGTCCATGAACGGGGTCACAGAGCCGTTGACGGTGTAATAGTCCTTGTAGACATACACGTCAGCGCCAGCGAGGTTGCCGACCAGTTTGACTTCAGCCGGTGCCATGATGCCGCGATTGATGGAGACGCCGGTTTCACCGCGATACGTGGTGTCCAACATATCCTTGATCTCAGCGTCCTTGCGCATCTTGGCCCATGCGGACGTGCCAACAGTGATGCGTGTCACCATCCCGCCAAATTCAGCGTTGTGGATGGTGTCCATCCAGCTTTCGATATTGTCGAGGATGGACACGCCGGCATCACCCCAGCGAGAACCCACGCCGAGGGTGACAGAATGCCCACCAGCGCGACCGAAGTCGACCACAGTTTCCGGATAATCCGGAGCCTCGATGGTCACGGCCGCATAGAGAGCAGCCTGAGCCGCAAGCCATTCCCACGTCCGCTCGATCGCGGTGCGGTGGAATGCCGTGATGTCCGCAACAATCGCATTGTAGCGCGTGTTGGGGTTATCAGGGACAGGCTTGAGGATTTCGCCGGGGCGCCGGGCGATGACGCGCGACGGGGTGACCGGATCCTTCGGCTTGATATAGGCGGGCTTGAAGCGCTGCACGCGCGACCGATCCTTATAGATCGGGCGACCTTGAGCGAGCGGCATCACAAACGGAGCCAGCGGACGGCCCTGAGAAGGAATCTTCTCGAAGTCGATCCACTCGTCATCAAAATTGAGCTGGTTGTTGAACAGCAGGTCCAGCCAATAGTTGGTCGGTGCCTCCTGTTCGCGCATCACCCCAAGCAGGGTTTCGGTATCGTAGATTTCTCGTGCCATGGTTTGGCCCTTTCAGTTAGACGAATTTGCGGATGACGATGGCGGTCGGCGCAGGCGAACCACGGAAGGCGGCGGCCTTCAGGGAGTCCGTGCTGTAATCCGCGTGCCAGTTCAGCGCGTCCGGGTTGAAGACGCCATCACGGAAGATGGCGACAGTGTTGGCAGTGCCCGTGTTGCGAACTTCCGCCGTTGTGATGCCGATCGGAACGATCGGGCCAGTGGTGTTGGCCAGGACAAGGTTGCCAGACGATAGTCCGACAACGGAGAAAGCCGGTAGAGCGACGCCAGACCCAACGGGGAAGTCTTCTGTGACGGTCGCTGAGGTTCCGGAGAACAGTTCGACGCTGATGTAATCATCGCCCTGCTCGAAGGCGGCAACGCCAGCCTGCCCATAAGGCACTTTGATGGTAGCCATGCTTGGTTATTCCTTTCAGTTCTTGGTGGTCTTGCCGGCGAAGGCAGCCTGATCGCGCAGGATGGTTTCTGCGGCAGAAAGTTTCTGATCGCCGCCCGCGCCGCCATCAGGGTCGACGTTGCTGTTCTTCCCGCTTTCGAGGGCGGACTTCAGCTCTTTGCGACCACCTTCTTCTGCGGCCTCGCGCTGCTGTTCTTCGGTCAGCGTGGTCGCCTTGGGCGCAGCGGGCGCGGCTGCCAGCGCGGCAATAATCGCTTCCGCGGTCATCGCATCGTTGGAGAGCAACTGTGCGGCAAGCTGTTCACGGCCTGCATAATGCTCGGACGCGAGAACGGTATTCCAGCGAGCGTTGGCCTCATTGCGGCCTTCCGCGCGCGCTGCGGCAATCGCCGCGTCGTTCGTGGTGTCTGTCATGTTGGGTTCTTCCTTTTCGTCTTCATCCTCGTCCGGCACGTCCGGCGCAGGAATTTCGGTGTCGGGGTCTTCATCCGGGACGGGCGCGGTCAAGCGGCTCCCGAGATTGGCAAAACGGCTCATCGAGCCCTCCTTTCGCGTTTGATGCGGTCGCACTCTTCTTCGAGACGCGACCACGCTTCCCTTTCGGAAATCACGGCATCCATCAGGCCAAGGCTCACAGCCTCGCGGCCTTCAAACCAGTCGGCTTCGGTGGCGAGCACGTCGGCAACAGGAATGCTGCGGCCGATGCTGACAAGGTTGGCAAAGCGCTTGCGGACATCATCGACGCTCGCCTGGAATTTGGCTGCGGTGGCGTCATCCAAGCCCTCATAGGGGTTGCCGCGCATCTTGCGCTCGCCGGAGCGGATGACGGTGACGTCAATGCCGTTCTCATTCAGAGCGCGCGCCATGGACGTATGGACCATGACGCAGCCGATAGAACCGACCATTGCGTCTTCAGGCCCATAAACCTTGTCGCACACGCACGCGATGGCATAGGCCGCGGAGCACGCCATTTCATTGACCCAAGCGTAGATAGGCTTGCCGCCCTCGCTGGCAGTCATCTTGGCCAGCTCTTCAACGAAGGCGTAGAGGCCGGATACCGCGCCGCCGGGGCTGTCGATGTCCAGCCAAATGCCGAGCACGTCGGGATCGTTGTAGGCGTCGGTCAACTGGCGGATCAGCATGTTGTAACCGCAGAAGCCGGACATCGCGTCCAGCCAGCCGGCTTTTTGGACCAACGTGCCTTCAACGCGGATGACGGCAATGTCTCCATCAACAGCGTAGAGTGCATTGCGATCACGATCATATTTGGCATCACGGGCAAGCGCCGCACGGTCCATCATCATCTTTGCATCAAGCGTCACCGCATCGATCGTGGTCAGCGACACAATGCCGAGTTGCTGCTGGAGAGCGCAAAGCAGCACTTCCATCTTGTGCGGATGGATAGCCACAGGCCGGTTGAGCAGTTGCTGTGCGATCCGGGGGAAGCCTTGCGGCCTGAAATCTGCTGAACTCACTGCGAGCCTCCCTGATCGCCGCCGCGCGGCTTCTTCTTCTGGTCCTCGTTCGGAATGCCGTCTCCGTCTCGGTCGGTTTCTGTTCCGGAGCTATTGGAGCTATCTGAGGAAGCGGTGTCGGCTTTGACGTTGTGGTTGAGCGGAGCGAGTTTGCGCAAATCACGCTCAGCCATGAGCCACGCTTCCTCGTCCATGACATCAATCGGGTCGCGACCAGTTTCTAGAATGGCCTCCACAGTGGACTTGCGGCCTGCCGCGATGTCGAGATTGTTCGCGTTTGCTTCCTTCTGTGGATCAACAGAGCCTCGTCCGGGGCCAATCCATTCTGCCATGCAGACGGCGGTCTTGTTCTTGATGAACGCGCTCGGCCCACCGGGGATCTTCACGTCGCCATTTGCGACCTCCCAATAGAGCCAGGCGGCGTAGATCGGTGTGCAGAACGCTTGCGTGAAGAAATGGCGATCCTCCATGAACGAGCGCCAGATTTCATTGAGCATCGCCCGAGCGGACGAATAGTTGATGCCTTCCCAATCCTGCGAAAGCTGCGGGGCTGACACGCCGAGCACGCCCGCAATCTTCTGCAGCACAAACCTGGCGAAGTCCGGATAGTTCGCATTCGGGCGTGAGGCGTTGGGGATGACCACATCTTCATCCGGCAGGAGTTGCGTCACCTGAGCGCCGGCAAGGCGCACGGGCTTCTTCTCGCGCAGGTCGAGGTAGGTTTTCTGGTATGGCGTGAACACCGCGTCACCAGCCGCCGTGGTCGGTGCCAGAGCCTGCTCAAGGTCATCCGGGTGAGCCGGCGACTTGATGAAAAACGACATAATCGCCGACTGAAGCGCAGCCTGCACTTCCGCCCGGTCAACCCGGTCCAGCATCTTGGCGGGGACCATCGCTTCCGCGAGTTTGGAGATGCCGCGATTTTGCTCCGCCCGGCGCGGTGAGAAGACGTGCAGCAGTTTGGCCCGGCCCGTCACCGCGTCCCGCATCGGGACATAATCCCAACGATACCGCTCGGCCTTCGGATCAGGGTCGCTCAGATGGCAGGAGCGTACCCACGCGCCGACAGCCGCGCCACTCTCGTCAAACACAATACCGTTCCGCAGGAGTTTGCTTTCCTGCATGTGCGTCGGCGTGCAGATGCGTTCAGGCTCAAACAGGAGGACGCTGGTCGGGTTTGACATGCCGCGCCAGTGATCCTGAATCTCAGCAACAGCCTCGCCATCTCGCAGGTAGGAGAGGTATGCCAATTTCACCATCGCGCCGAACGTCAGTTTCATGCGGACGTCACAGCGGCGATCGATGTCCTCAGACCACACCCGGAAGCGGGCTTGTGTTGTAGCGCCCCACGCCATGCGCCAGGCATTGTCCCGCCCAAGCACCTCATAGGCAGGCTGGGCGCGCAGTTTGATTTGACCACCAACAACCGCCTCAACGCGACGGTCGAGGCCACCGTTGATCCAGCCGTTGTTCTCGTCGAGGTCACGCGCGCGGCCAAAGAGTGTTTCAATGTCACCCTGAGACATGGTGCCGCCGAACCCGGCAGGCGGGTTCCAACCTTCCATCTCAGGCACGTCAGAGCGCACAGCATCGCGGCGGGACAGGCCAAAAGAAAGGCCGCCAAAGGCAGCCTTGACGTTGGTCGAGATCGTACTGATCATCCCCATAGGATCGGAATCGCCCTTCGTTTCGGAACATTGCTCTCGGTCGCTTCCGCGTCGCGGATCAGACCAAGCAGATTGCTTTCCAGCGCGAGAAGGTCAGACATGCTGGCCTTACCCTTCACAATGCGGCGGCCGTCTCGCCAGATTTCAGTGACCATCTTGCCGGTCGCGAGTTCGATCTTGGCCGCGCGAACAGCGGCGAGGTCAGCCTTGAGGTTTTCGAGATCGGTTGGCGCCACAGCCCCAAGAACAGTGTCGACAATTTCGACGCCACAGGCGGTCTCAAGCGTGCGCCCGAGCGAGGTGATAGCCTGGATGGTGTAAATCACCCGCTCGCCATGTGTGCCGCCGGAGAGCCACACACGCGAGACGTTGCTCGCCAGACTCGCGGCAGGGGACAGGGTGGCACCAGCAGCGGAAATCATCGTGACGGTGTGCGAGGACACGGTTTCACTCGTCTCCAGCGCAGGGGACCAATCCCATGTGTAATCCTTGACCTCGGATGGATCCTTGGCCTCTGCGTAGATGTCCAATTCGTTCTCCTATGCGGCCCGTTTGGTCGGGACGGCAGAAAGGTGGCGAAGTCCGGGGTTCGCACTCAACCCGTCCCCTTTTGGGACAGATGCAAGCACGCGGGCCCCTGTCGATGCGGCGATGCCGGAGCGGGCAGATGCCTCAAGGGCTCTGCCGTCGACCGGCGAGAACGGCCTGACGCGCTCGATCACACCGGAGCCGGTGATGTCGATGACCGCGCTGGCCGTGCCAGAGATTGTCAATTCTGCCGTCGCCTGAGCGATGACCGAGATTGTCGCGTTTGCGACGGCCGAGACTGTGAGCGTCCCGGCTGCCGCGCCGGAAATACCAATGACGCCAGAGCCGGTGCCATTGGTGACAAGATCAGCAGCTCCTTGGCTGGCGATGCCTATCGTGGCGTTTCCGATACCCTTGATCGTCGACTGCCCGACGCCAAAGGACGTGATGCCGATGGAGCCACTTCCATCGCCTGCAATCGCAAGATTTGCAGTCGCGGCTGAGGTGACGCCGATAAATGCGGAGCCTGTCGCGGCAGTCGCCAGATTAGCTTGCCCCGCCCCGGTGATGTCAATCACAGAGGATGCGACCCCTGTGATCAGAGTCTTGCCAGCGCCCGATGCGGTGACATTGATCGTCCCAGCGCCGACGCCTGCAATTTGCAGCACGGACGACCCTGAGGACGTGATGTCAATTGTCGCCGCCCCTGTCCCGGTGTTGGCCGCAGCCGCCGACCGGAACAGCAGTAGCAAGCTCATTTTAGACTACCACCGTCCTGAACAGATCAGCACCGGTATGGCGCTGCGTGTATATGAACGGGATTTCTATCGCGCCGTCCTGATAGGGCAGCACAAACATCTTGCCGCCCACCACGGCAGCGCCTTGGGGAAGCGGGTTGTAGAAGAAACTCTGCATCGTGAACTGGTCGACGTTGAACTTGAAGATACGCCCCGTTGCTTCCTTCTGGATGTAGATCGCGCCGTCGAAATCGAGGCTCGCCGTGCCAGTGGTGAAAGTTTCGTTCTGGTTTCCATAGGCGACGTTGCTGATCCATGTGTTGGCCGCGATGTCGTAGATGTCGAGCGCATTTGATGCGCCGCCGCGGAAGCTGAACAGATAACGCCCGAGCTGCTTGTAAACGGTGCCACCCTGTACAAGCGGGTTGGGAGACCCATTCGGGTTGAGCTCCCATGCCGAGCCATGGACTCCATCAATCCAGTTCAGTGTCGCGCCAGCACCAGCGGCGGCAGCGCGCGCAGCAGTCGGGGCGAGTGTCGTCCATGTGTTCGCAGAGACCGAATAACGGTACATCGTCACGGCATTGTTGCCGATCAGATAGAAATAGTCGTCATTCCCCTCAATCGCATATACCGACGTCGCATCCGGGTTTACGGTCCATGCAGCCGATACAGTCAAGACTGTACCGGTGTTGCTTGCCACGGTGCGGATCTGGCCAACGCCAGTGCCAGCCGTGATGCGGATTTGAGCGTTCGCCCATTGGTTCGTCAGCCACGCCTTGGCACCATCTGTCAGTGTCGAGGCTGCACCCGCTGAGGCTGTCCCTGAGGCAAATGCACCGGCAGAGCTCAAGGTTGAGCAGAGTTGGCCATCAGTGCCCCATGTCAGACCGGTCGCCGCACGAGATGTCCAGGCATTGGTCGCGAGATCATAGACACCGAACCCGGCCGAAGCGCCCGCGCTTTGGACCCAGAGCGAGCCTGAGAAAATCTGGTACTGCGTTGTAGCGTCGAATGTCGTCGACCCGCTCGTCGTGATAACGGCGTTCGTCCCGATTGTATTTGAAAGCACGGTGCCATCGAAACCGACGCCCGTCCCCGCAATGACGCGGATGCGCCGCCCAGCCAGTGACCGGACGATGGTCCGGTTTGTTACGATCGATGCTGTACCGGAACCCGCTTGAGCAGTTTGCGTAAACACACCGCCCATTGCGCCCAGAGCGCGGAACTCTCCGCACGCGCCAGCGCCGAACGTACCAGCCAAGGCACTGTTGGGAAGCTGCACCCAGCTATCTTCATCTCCATCATACCGGTAGATCGCCGACAGGCCGGACACGAAAAAGGCGAGGCTGTTCGGGATGACGTTGAACTTGTCGGAGACGATGAAACTGCCAGCGGCAGTGTTCGCCGGGGCAGGGGCGCACATCTCCCACGACTTACGATGGAGTAGCTTCCGCAGTTTGACCGTCGTTGGCATCAGGAAACCCCAATATTCTGATAGAGGTGCAGCGCACCCATGTTGGAAATCTGGAATGGCATGGGCGCAGTGTTGCCCCCAGCGAGGTTGTTCAGGTTGGTCATATTGGTCAGGGTCGAAACAGTTGTGACGCCCGTCACGGTGCTGACCGTGGTCACAGTGGGCAGGGTGCCCGCCTCGATTGACGCGACAAGGCGGTCATTCGCATCGATGCGGGGCATCTTCCGCAGGATCGCAGTGCTGAAATACAGCATCGCGTCACTGAGATTGTTGATCGCCGTCAGTAGCGTTGCGGCAGCGACGTCCTCAGCAGGCAGAGGGTGATCGGCATCGACATCGCGCAGATCGCCGTCAGGTCCGTACCCGACCTTCGCGCGCTGCACCTTGAGATCAGCCGGCGCAGCAACGCCGTTGAGCGTAAAGATTTCGTCTGTGGCGATATTCTCCCCATCACCGGGGATGGTGACAAATTCAGTCATCAGGCGCCGCCCGCCGTCCAAGTATAACCGGTCACGTTGAACTGCTGCCCAGCGGCGAAGTTGGTGTTGTCGACAGTGAGGTCACCGCCGCCACCCGTCGCCGTTACCGTCCCTTGGGCATGGCAGGTGACGCCATCAGACGCATAGATGCGATAATGGCCAGCAACACCAGCCGCGTCAGCCGCAGAGTCAGACCATGAGCCCGTGAGCGCCTTCACGCCACCCGATGCGGCGGCCATGTAATCCGCAGGCAGGTTGAGCGTTGCGAGAACGGTCCCCGCGTCAGCAGTTGCGCATGATGCCGGGACAGCGCCCGTCCGGATCTTCATGATAGCCGACGCGCCAATCGCGGTCTCGATCGCGTCGAGCATCGCGTTGCGGGCGGCCTCGCTCAGTTGAATTGCCATTTATGAAAGCTCCATCAGATATTGTCCGCGCCAGACGCCTTGGCTGATCGTGCCTGATAGCAAATGTCCAAACTCGACAGGCGAAGCGGCAATGCACGTTGGCATCGAGTTGCTGGGCGGCAAGGGGAATGTCTGAACACTTGCCCCCTTGTCACGCGACAGGGCCAAAACATAAGCGCCGCTAACCCAACCAAGCATCCATAGCGCCTTGTTCGTGTCGCCCGGCACAGGGGCACCAACGCACGCGCCAACAATTTCGTTGACTGACATGATGGTGGTTTTTGCCCATGTCGTCGTGTCAATCCGAACTGATCTGATATTGGGGTCTTCGGTCGCCGTCGATCCGGCTGGGCCAGTAAGCACATAGAGCGAGCCCGCATCATCGCAAACGAGCTGCGCGCTCCATCCACCGTAAAGGCCAAGAATACCATTGGCGCGCTTGTAGAAATTCGCGCCGCCGTCCGTGCTCTCGTAGATGCCTTCGAGGTCTGACCGGCCTGTTGGCCCATAATTGTAAAGGAAGAACCGACCGGCAACACTCTTGTCAGCAACCACACTGCGCCGCCAGACAAGGTAACTGGAAAACCCGAATCCGGTTTCGCTACCATCCGCGACCGGCGTAATGATTGTTCCGTTGGCCTCTCGCAATACACATTGCTGAAAAGCCGTTGTGTCTATGTCTGGCGTGAAGCGCGGGTTGACGTTCGCCTGCGGCGCGTTGACCACGTTGCCAGCGTTGCTGACCGCGACGCCACCCGGCTCAAAGCCTGGCGGTTGATTTGCGGGCGTGGTGTATGTTTTGCCGCCGTCAGTGGAAATGGATAGCTGCGGCGTCAGGCGTGATTGCTGCACAACCCACAAAGGATTGTCGCGCGCGAAGTCCAGCCCGGCACCATGTGTCAGCGTTGCTTCAGGATTGGACCGAAGCGGCAGGCGGCGCGTTGACCGCACGTCTTCATATTTGATGATCGCCTTGTCGTGGTTGCCCGAGAACCAACTAGTCCCGCCCGAACCATCCGGGAACGCATAGGCCGAATGGCTGACCAGCGCCTCCAAACCAAACGAGACATCTTCCCATTCGATTTGCGTCGCGGAAGACGCGGGAATGGCAGATACCAGCGTGCGAATGACGCCAAGCCCCGTCATCTGATAGACATAGCCGTCAGTGTGGAAATAATATTTCCCGCCGCTTGTCGTCTTGTTGAGGCGGACAAGGTTCGGCCCGATGAATGTCTTGCGGCTCTTGGTTTTCTCGTGCGTGAACACCGTCCAGCGAATATATGTCGTCAGTCCGGCGTTCGTGAAGACAACAGGGAAAGTACCATCGTTGTTCGCAATGAACTTTGCCGGGTTGCCCGGAAATTGCGTCATCTGCCGAACGCGGAAGGGTATGACCGGATTGGTCCACCCGCTGCCGACCGTGTAGATGAACACATTGTTCGTCGTGAGTTGGAAGTCTGTGATGATCAGTCGTCCAGTGTCATCGACAATCATGCTCCACAGCGCGCGGGCTGCGGCATCGATCTGTGTCCATGTCGGATTGGCTGCGCCAAGATCGGACGACATCCAGACGCCGCCACCCGCAACCCAGCAATAGCCTCTCGACTTGCGCCCGTTGACCGTTGCCGACGTGTGGTCAATCACGACAAGCCCGTATTGCTCAAGCGCACCAAGAGACGTGTTCGGCACAGGCACAGATGCCATAACCTGCGGCGCAGACACGCCAGCGTCCAATGTCCGCTTCAGTCCGCCCGTTGGGTCGACAAAATAGACAACATCCTTGTTGACCGGATCGACGTCTGCCTTTCCGGGAACAAGCCGGGCGTTCCCGGCGTTGGCGTCAAATGTCATCGCAGGCCAGCCTGCGGCGATATCCCAGTTCCCGCCCTTGTTATTGGAAAGCAGCAAGCGGTCCCGGACAAAGGCATAGCCCCGCGTCGTATCGCTTGGCGCGATTAGCGTTTGATAGCAACCAGACCGGGCGATGTTATAATCAAGCCCGGCTGGGTTGTCCCGAGAGACGGCCATGGACCAGCGTTCGGCTGGATTGTCAGCGCGCCACAGGCCAGCGACGTCTGATCCCGCCAGCACATAGTCAGGCCCGAATGCCGCATTGGTCAGATAGCCCAAGCAACCGGCAAACGGATGCGGAATGCGTGAGGATGCCGCAGGCGTGGACCATGCTACCGTGCCCAAGAGCGTCGCGCCATTTCTCATAGTGAAAGTCCAATCTGCGCGCCAAACCATTTGCGCTTGTCAGTGAGATCGGCGCCGGACAGCAGCGGCCACAGGCCAGCGGCGGCAAGGTCCATATTGGCAAAGCCGCTGGCCGCTGTGCGCTGGATTGCGCCGTAGGCCGTGCGATCGACGGTCATCGTGCCGTCAGCAGTGAACGTCCGCTTAGTGCCAGCGACACCGTTGACAAACGGCTGCACGCTGCAACTTGGCAGGGTCTCAGGCTTGCAATGCCATTCGTAGACTTTCCACGTATCGTTATGAGCGCCTGCTTGTAAATTGTCGGTTGTCAGTACTTTAGACACATTACCGTCATTCCGAATGAAGGCCGTCATGCCCGAACCAGCCGTTGCATCTCCACGGAAGCCGAAGAACGGGGTATCGACTGAACCACGCCCCTCGCCAAACCATGTCATTGCCGTGCTCGGGGCGATGCGTGCGGCAGCCATAAAAGTGATACCCTGCCCCTGCATCAGGGAGTACATGTTAGAGGCGGCCAGCCTGCGCAGAATTGCATCAAAGCCGTCACTCTCAATGAACTTCACGCCCCCGCTATCTCGATAGTTGGGGCGAGTTGCGTTGTCGGCAGCGGCAGAGAAATGGAACCCGTTGCCTGATCGATCGTTGACGAAACCAACGGACTGTCCGTCTGCCGTGACCGGTGTTGATGCCGCCACATCCTGAAACAAGTCAGACAGCGAGTTTGCGCGGATGAAGTGATAGGCAGACGTGTACCCCGGAGGATCGGCGGGGATGGGTGTCGAAACGATATAGCTGCCGATGACGCCGCCCAGGTTGAGCGTACCGGTGCGCGTGACAAAATCAGCACCGCCCGATGTCTCTTGAATTGAGAAGGTGTCACCCAGCCTGAACGTGAAGTTGGCCGCCGTCAGACCTGCGACGCCATTTTTTGTATAGGATCCATCGCCTGACCAGACGCCGGGGAAATCGACACCAGCGGCGACGCCAGCCACGGTGATCGTGTTCGAAGAATAAGCCGTGTTCCACGTCGCATTCGACACGCCCGTGAACGTGAAGGCATCGGGCACGCCATCCAGTTGCAGCACGGTGATTGCCTCTGCGACCGTTGCCACAGCGCCATTGATTCCCGTCGCTTCAATGCTGACATTGTACACGTTGTTGGCACCAAAATCGGTCGGCGCGGAATATTGCGCATAGCCATTGTCGATCCAGCGCAAGGTATAGCTGGCCGTCGGCATGGGCGCTGATGGCACCAGTTCAAACTCTGCCGCGTCTGCGCCTTCCAGCACAGCATAGACCGGCATGGAAAACGTGACAGGCTGTGCCAGCAAGCGGAATTCATCGACATTGGCCGTCGCTGCACTTGTCAGGCTGGGCGCTGCCGCTGTGCCATGCAGCACGACGTTAGACCAACCCGCGCAGTAGCAGCGGATGTAGGACACAGCCGGGGTTGTGATGGCTGCCAGCGTCGCATTGATCGCCGCAATATCGGTCGCAGCATTGCCCGTGAGTGTGATCGATGTATCAAGAACGATCGTTGAGAAAGCCAGGTTGGACGAAACGACTATGCGGAAGGCGTCACCAACCGTCTGCGCCGCAAAGGGGAGTTGCACGGCCAGCGTCGGCGGATAGGCCGTGGCGGCGCCGCCAAGGGCAAGGCGCGGGCCGTTGGCGCTGTAAGCAAGGGATGAAGGAAATCCGGACGCAGAACCACCAAACCCAAAAAGCAGGTTGTTCCGCTGTCCGTACCCGTAGAGCATCAGATGACGTAAAAAATCTTGGTTGGGCCGCCGGAAACGGATGTGACCTTTTCAGGGAGGAATGGAAGCGGAGAGCCACCCTTGACAGCAATCCCACTGAGGGCGTTGCTATCATCCTCATCAGTCACAGCGATCGTTCCGTCAGCATCAAACCAGCACACCTTGGCATTGTCTGGCATTGTGAACGGGAACCCCGCACTTGAACGCAACCTGCGCCCGAGCGAGTCTGGATTGTTCCGATAGGACTGATACTTGTCTGGCATTTCCGCCCTTTCTCAATTCCCGCCCAGCGCGGCGAAGCGTTCGAGAACGCTCTGCTCCGGCTGTGGCGCCTGTATTGCTGATTGAGGCTTGGTGGCCTCAGGCTTGATTTCTTCTGCGCGGATCGGCGTCGCCCAGGGCGGCAACCGCTCGCTATCCCACCGGATGTCCGCGCGGTCAGGATCAAGCATGATCCGGCCCGCTTCCGCATATCCGAACAGGTCGAATGTTTCGTTCGCGCCGTGGCGCTCCCACTTCCCGTCGATCAGCACTTCTGCTGACATTTCCGCGAACACTGACCGCGGCAATCCTTGAGCGAAGTAACACCGGCCCGGCCCGTGGTCGTCGACTAGCAACCTCTCCGATGACAGCGCCTTGAGCCTGTCGACGTTCAGGTTGAACTCGATGATCTTCGGCGTGACCGTTTTGCCGTGCTCGTCGGTGTTGATGTCCCGCTTCGCAAGGATTTCCTTGTCCTCTTTCGAGTGAAAACCTTTGATCAGTTTGACCTTGTGCCAGCCACCCCAAGCCTCACCAGCGCGCGCCATGCGGCGTGCGAACTCGCGAGCCTTGTAGGTTACGCCGTCCGGCACATCGTTCTTGTCCCGCGTGCCTGAGCCGCCCGTGTCAATCACCGTGCAAGCGACCGGCAGCCGCAGGTCTGGATTGTCCGCCATGGGGAACGACCGCCCGATGACGATCTCCCGCAACTGCATCCAGTCTTCGATGTTTTCCGGCGGGCGGATATCCCGCCTGCTGCCATCCGGGAGCACGATGTCTGTTGTGGTCAGGCGCTCAATGAGCGCAGACCGGCCTTCGAGATCAAAAGCCCAGAAGCCGCTATCGAACTTGCGCCCCCCGACGTCGACTGCGGCTACGACAAACCTGAACCCCAGCGGCACGGTCCCGCGCTGGAAATTGACCGCGAGGCTGTCCCCTGTTGCCCGTTCTTCCAACTTGTCAGGATCAAGGCGGCGTGAACTGGATCCAGCCCCCTCATAAACTTCACCCAGCGACTTCACGAGGAAGCGCTTCAAAGCGTCCGGCTTGCGCGTCCGCTCGAAATGAACGGTCGCCTCAAGATGCTCTCGAACCAGCGGCCCGATCGGGCGCTTCACGTTGAGCCCGTGGAACCAGAAACTCGCCGTATCTGTGTCGATCGGCTCGCCCGTGATCTCGCCATTGACGCTGATCTCTTGACCGGTGTGGATGATGACCAGGCCGTCAATCATGCTGTACCGCTCATCATCGCTGATCATGCAGCCATTGTGCGGGCAGAGCACCGCGGCGCTGTTGATGGCCTTGGTCAACCTCTCATGGTCGGCAAGGCTGTCATCGCGCTCATAGTGCATCGTCGCGCGCATACCGCTTGGCGCCAGTTGATGCGGCGTCGACCAGCATTCGCAGTGTGGGCACTGCCAGTACGGAATGCCGCGCGTCCCCGATTTCCAGCCCGGCGTGATACCAACCTCCCAACCAAGATCGGGGTGACTTTCGATGTACGACTTCGCCTGATTCCCGAACGCCTTTTGGCGGCCGCGGATTTCGTTGATGATCTTGCGCGCCGTCCGCATCCCGTCGATTTCAGTCGCGATGATGAGCGGTGCTTCCTTCTGGCGAAGGTTGTTGTCGTTGGCGGGCAGTATCTGGACTGACCTGCCCGCAAATTTCTTGTGCCGGCGCTTCCGGTCGCTGGACGATTTCCCCAGTTTCGTTTCAATCTCCGGGTGGAGATCGATGAAGGCCGTGAACTCTTTGTCCGCGTAGGAATCGCAGTCAGCACCCGCTTGCAGGTAGATGATCGTATCTGTCAGCGGACCGTTGCGAAGGCACCGGAAAAGGTAGTTTTCGCCACCGACACTCTTTCCGCTGCGCTCGGGCCCGACCACGATGACCATCCTGTAGCGCGGGTTATCGAGCGCATCCTGAACGGGCTTCATGTACGGTGTACGGTTGAGCGACCAGAGCCGCTTCCCGTCGCCTTCCGGGTTTTTCATGTAGCGGTATTTGACCGCGCATTCGGTTGTCGAAAGCCGCTCCGGCGGCAGCAAAAGCGAGAGTTGACCGATTGCTTCCTCGTAGGCGTCCGCGCAGAAACCATCTTCCGCGAGGATGGAAAGCCGATCCTCAATCGTCGCCTGCGCTGCTCCCACGTTGCTTCCTCAATTCCTTTTCCTGCTCGTCCCGGATGCGGACAAGCGCGGTGCGGATTTGCTCATCAAAGTTCTCGGCAAACACCGGATCCCAATGGCCGGATGGGTCCATCACAGCGCGCAGGCCGAGCAATTCTCGCTGCGTCACCCCGGCGACGATCGCGTGGCTCATCCGGTGGTCGACCGCCCGGACGTACTGCCCTTGCTCGATCTTGCGCTTCTGCACATCGACCTGGATCGCGTTGATCGCCCGCATCTCAGCGATGGACAGCGATCCGATGTCTTCTGCGCTGACCTGGATGCCAGCGAGGCGGCTTGCCAAATCCTCGCGGTCCGCCTGCCGGGCCAGTTTGCCCTCTTCCTTTTCGATCAGGTACTTGAGCGCCTTGGGGCAGGGCAGGACATACCCGACGCCATTCGAGCCAACGCTCGTGACCGGGAACTTCGGGTCGGACTTGATTTCCTTGCCCATCGCCTGGTCACTGACACCAACGGCACGCGCCAGCTCACCAAGGTTCAGGGTCTTTCGCCCCTTCACAATCTCCAGCGCTTTTTGAAGGCGCGCGAGACGTTCGCTTGAACCTCGCGGCTTACGCGACATGGTGCCTCGCGCGCTTCGTTGCTGTTCCGGGATGGAAGGGAATTGGTTGCCTCATGTGCGCTAGGCGCAAAAACAATCCAACAATTCCAGTTAGAATACGCCCCCCGCCCATGTCAAGCCTTTAGCACTTCGATGACATCGATTTCATCTCGAACCATCTCATACAGCCGCTTTGCGTAAGCGCGCACAATATTCTTGGATGTCCCCTTCCTTATTTTTGCTATACAGTCCGCATCATTCAGAGACACGTTGTCCCTCACCACAAGAAGAACAACCTGTTTGTTAACATGCGGTGACTTGGAGAGAAGAGACATAGCTCTGTGTATGTACTCCAATATATACGATTCCTTTTCTGTGCGTGGCAGAAAGTCATATGATGTTGCTCGGTTCTGTATTGAAAATCCATAATTTGACATAATGGTCGAATTTCCAATCGCTTGATACTCATAGTTGTGAGCGAGCGTCTTGAGAGCAGCATATTCCTCATCTGAAAGGGTGCCGGATTTCCACATATTCTTTATCGTTATGACCTGCCTACGTTTATACGTGACAACGGTCCTGACGTCATTCTTTCCAGAATCATCCACAGGCACCGTGTATTCTTTGAGAACACCCTTCGCAATTAATTCAGGCGTCGGAGTTACAACTGCCGGTTGGTGGTCGACGGGGAACCCATTTGCGATCTGCTCAAGCGTCATCGCTCGAGCTTTCTCACGCGCAGTTTCATCACGATCCCTTTTGAGGATTCCTGCAACCCTGATGCGCTCCCTAACCTCGAATGGAGATTTGGGCACGGGCGGAAACTGGTCATTAGCGCGGATCATTTTTCCCTCCTTGATTGCGGTTGCCCTCAGAGCCCCTCAGAGCGGCCTCAGGCGCGTTCAGCGTCTTTTGGCTACCCAACATCATTCCGAGGCTGTTTTCGCGCTGAGCGTTGATCTGAGAGGCTCTGAGCGCCCTTCTGGACTCCGAGGCGATCAGGCCCGCCATGTCGTTGCGGATGTCGAACAGGATGTTGAACTGGTCGATGGTCATGCTTTCCGCTCCCCAAACATCTTCACCGCAAGCAATTCGAGCTGCTTCTGATCGAGGTAGGACCGCAGCCATTCCGGATTGATCAGGACGATCCCGAAGTCATGCCAGGCTTTCGCTGCGGCCGCTCTGGCGAGGGTGTCGTCCGCTTCCCGGCACAGCGGGGCGAGCGAGGCAAGCGATGACCGGACGCCGCTCACGCCTGCGCCCCAGGCACCGGAACATCGTACCGGTGGAAGGTCGCAACCGCCTTGTCCCACGCCTCGTCCAGCAAGCGATCAATGGGCCTGCCGTCCGTTCCCGGCGGGGTTTCCCGCCAACCCAGAACCCATTCGACGTCGTAGGTCGCCTCCCGGATGTCCCGTTCTTTCATGTCGTTTTCGATCTTCGCATTCTCGGCCAAACGGCGCTCTCTTGCGGTTTCAGCGGCCTTGTCCTCGGCGAACATCTCCCGGACAGCGCTGTCGAAATACGAGGCAGTGTAGGGCTGCTTCCCCCCGTCTTTTCGTCGTTTTTCGGCCAATCGCTCGACGGCAGGGATCACGGTGAAATCGAAATCCATCCCGTCCCGTTCCCACAAATCCAGCATCTTCCCGAGATCAGACGGGAAGTTGGCCATGCCAGCGGCGTGGATGAATTTTGCGAACTTCGGATTTGGCGGAGGCTCGTTTCGCGGATTTTGGTTTTCCGATTTTTTCGCGCGCGGATTCTCAGAGTAGAATGTTTGATTATTATTCTCTGTCCCTGTCCCTGTCCCTGTCTTAGCCATGACAGGTTCGTGACAGGCCGTGACAGGTGCCTGTGACAGGCCTGTGACAGGTGTTGTTTTATCGCGTTTTCCGCCATTTTTTACATTTTCATCCGTGACAGGTGTCACGTTTTCATGCGTGACAGGTGCGTGACAGGCGTCAAAATGCTTCGACCATTCATTCCTCAGGTCATTGGTCCGAGTGTCCCATTTTAGAACAATGCCGATGCCCCTCAAATCCTCCATCATGCGCTTCCGGTCAGAGCGCTCGCGCTCCTTCCTTTCCACATCGCCCATGACAGAGTTCTTGCGGTCAACGCGGCGGCCCATAGCCTCCAGAGCCTTCTCGCACACGACTGGGTGATAGAGACGTCCGTCAGAGCACTTGACCCAACCGCGCAGCGCGACGTCCTTGATTTCAGACCAGTCACACGTTGTTTGTGACAGGCGTGACAGGAGGCGATCATCGTCCGGCAGACTCCCGGCGGGGATCTGATTCCAGCTCTTTGCCCAAAGCGTGAAGGCGGCCTTGAACTCGTCACCTGTGGACATCAGGTACAGGTCGCTGTCGATCACGCGCACCACATCGAGGGGCATGAACGGGAGGCCGCGCATATCGCACTCGGGAGGGGTGAGGGGATCGGGAAGGTCGGACATCAATTGGCTCCACTGTGAAAGTTCGATCCGCGCACAGCCTGGTACGCGCCCATGAAATAGATTTTCCGGTATCCGGTCTCAGACCCACGCACCTTGGCAGCGATCAGATCCATGCGGTCGCGGGCGGCTTCCATATCCGTCCGCCACTTCTCCCAAGCGTTGATCGACTTGATGTCGTCACCCTTCTTGGGCTCCTCATTCTTGAGGTAATATTCCTCGCGGTAGAGGAAAAACACCATGTCGGCGTCTTGCTCGATCGACCCGGAGTCGCGCAGGTCGGACAGCATTGGGCGCTTGTTCTCGCGCTGCTCAACGCCTCTGGATAGTTGGCAAAGGAGGATGATTGTCAGACCCAAATCCTTGGCCGCAATCTTGAGCGCGCGGGTGATCTCAGAGACCTCAAGCACCTTGTTGCCGCGGTAGTCGTTGTCTGACTTGAGCAGCCCGAGATAGTCGACAATGCAGACCTTGAGCGGCGTGCCCTTGGCTTCCATGACGCGCTTCATTCGGCGCATCTTGCCGATCAGGTGCCCGACCCGCATGTCTGCGGTATCGTCGTAGATCAGGGGCCATGAAGCGCACTCAACGCGCGCCCGGCGCACCATGTCGAGATGCGGCGTGGCGAGTTTGCCCTTCTTGAGAGCCGCGTAGGTGAACGATGAGCCGTGATAGTCGTAGCAGATGTCCGTAACCTGCCGCTCGATCAGTTGCTCCTTGGACATTTCCAGAGAGAAGAACGCTGTGCCGATGTTGGCGCGGGCGCATGAACTGGCGATTGTCACCGCAATCGCGCTCTTGCCCATACCGGGGCGACCGGCAATTATGATGAGATCGCCATCATTCATCCCCCCGCCGGTCAGATCGTTGAAATCATCCAAGCCGTCGACGCGCAGGCCGGGCCTTACACCGCCGGCCAGTATCTCATCATAGCGCGCGAGCATCGCGTCCCACGCCTTGTCCAGAGACGCAACGTGCTTGCCGTGTGACGGTGTTGTCACAGCAACCTTGTTCACAGCCTCGTCGACCGTCTCAATGAGCGCGGAGAAGGGTTCGCCCTTGGATGTGTCCAGAGCCCGCTCAATGCCCTCCTGCAGCGACAGGACGAGTTCACGGCGCTGGTATAGGTCGAGTATCTGTTGCGCGAATTGCTTGGCGCCGATCATGGCCGCGCCGGATCCGGTTAGCGTCGCCAGATACTTGGCACCGCCCAATTCTTCCAAAGCAGCGTCGGACGCGAAGCGCGGCTTGATCGTGATCGGATTGGCGACGCCGCCCTTGGCAACCTCATCACAGATCGCCGCGTAGATGCGGCCATGCACTTGCTCCCAGAACGCTTCCTTGGGCAACCACATGATGTCCGAGACAAGGCGATTGTCGATCATGAGCGCGCCAAGCAGCGCGGCCTCAGCCTCGACATTCTGGGGCAGGTGCTCAGGCTCTATGGCGGGCGTTGAGACAGGTTTGAGCGCGATGTTCATGCGGCAGCCCCTTCAATGAACAAATCCCCTTGACGTTGCGCTTGCTCAATGCGGGCGCAGGCAATGTCGAAATATTTGGGTTCCCTTTCAATGCCGATGAACTTGCGGCCCATCTGGACGGCAGCAACGCCGGTTGTGCCGCTGCCCATGAAGGGGTCGAAAACCAATTCGCCGGGCGTAAAGCCAATGCACCATTTCATCAGGGCAAGCGGTTTTTGTGTCGGGTGCCAACGATCCTCGCGCTGCTGCTGATAAGGACCAGACCACATCCACCTGAATTGCCGGACAGCACCTGGAAGGTTTGTCCATGCCAATTCACAATCTGCAAATGTGGTTTGATCGTTGCGTTTGTCCCAAACTAACCATTTTGCCGCAGCAGGCAGCGCAAAGTAGTTGCCGCCCCAGATAATCGCGGGCCATTCACGTTCTATGATGAAGCGAACGTCTGCCGCCTCGCTATCCCAACCCATCTTTTCATATTCGGATTTACCAACCTTTCCACCATCCATGCCAATCCCGTAAGGCGGATCGGTCACAACAGCGTCCACCTTCCCCAGCGTTGGCAGCACATCCCGACAGTCGCCAAGGATTAGGCGCGCATTGCCGATGGTTTGCTCTTGAAACGTCATGCCGATGCCCCTTCAATGAACAAATCCCCTTGACGCTGCGCTTGCTCAACGCGCTTGCAGGCAATGTCGAAATATTTGGGTTCACGTTCAATGCCGATGAACTTGCGGCCCATCTGGACAGCGACGCCACCCTTGGCAACCTCGTCACAAATCGCCTCGTAAATGCGTCCGTGCACTTGCTCCCAGAAGGCTTCCTTGGGCAGCCACATAATGTCCGATACGAGGCGATTGTCGATCATCAGCGCGCCAAGCAGCGCGGCTTCGGCCTCGACGTTCTGGGGGAGGCGGTCAGGCTCTATGGTCGGGGTTGAAACAGGCTTGAGGGCGGTGGTCATGGACGCCTTCCCAGATCAACTTTAGGCACATCACGATCGCCGCACACAAACCTATCGGCCATTGTTTCAACAAACGCCGCGGTGGCGCGCCCATCATGCCCATAAAATGAGCCAACCCCAGCAACTATTCCCTCTAGAAACACCCACGCCTCAGGCTCTGAGCGGCCATGAAGAATGGTTTTGAGGACAGTGATAACCTGATACATTTCATCTTCGCGGTTCATGCTGATGCCACCCATCTCTTGAACGTCGCCTGCCAGGCATTCTCGGCTTCCTCCAACTCGGCCATAAACGCCTCGTCCTCCCCAAGTTTGGGATTGGCTGCCCGGCGCTGGCACAGGTTGAAATACCGCTCCTGCACGTCCTCAACGACGCGCTTGGTCGGCAGGGGAATGACGTTCGTCATGCCGTGGCTCCGAACATTGCTGGATGCTTCTCGACCATGCGGCGCAGAAGCGTTGAGGAGAACATCTCCATCTCCTGCCGGTTGCGGCGCTCCCAATCGTCCATGACGGTTGGCTTCCCTCCGTTTTTCCACTTCCAAGGCTTTTTCAGGAGATCGGGATTATTGAGCACTTTGTCAGCGCGCTCTTGGGCGATGTCTGGTGAGATCAGACCGTCGCGCAGTTTGGCGACCAACCGGGCGTCTCCGGCCGCCGCACAGAAACTCCGTGCAAGGACTTTGTGCTCAGCACAGAACGCCTCGATCGTTTCGAGCAATTCAGTCCGCCGGTCATTCGCCTTCGCGTTGCGCTCGCGGCGCTGACTGGTGAAGGAATCGGTGCCGCCCTTGTCGGCGTCCTTCCACGGCTTTTGCAGCAACGCCTCAACCCGCTGTCGGGTGACAGGCTTCATGAAACCACCTTGGCGCATCCTGAACACGATGGCCTTGTTCCCAACGGCGTTGCCGAAAGTGGAGGGCGCGATCTGGTTATCGACCAGATATTGCTCAATGCGGGGGAGAAGGTCTTTAGTTGTCACGTAGATGCCTCCAATTGCTTTGCGACTGCCAGCCCTTGTTCGATCGCGGATTGGACCATCTCGCGCGGCAAAAGGCAGGGGTTTGGGACGCGGCGGAAATCATCCACCGTAATCTTGTCACGAGCGATGATGCCCGGCCGTGCGTTCTCAGAAAGAGGAAGGCCGGAAACGACTTTGACGATGAGGGCAGGGGACCATTTCATCTCACCACTTCCCCGCCAGCAGATCATCTGAGCGCCAAGGCGGCGTGATGCCTTCCTGCTTGAGCGCGTAGTCCAGCAGCCCAATCGCATCGGCCTCATTGTCGTTCTCAGGCTTCAAGCCAAACTCTTTGGCCATCGCCATTGCCCAGGCTTTGAACTCTTTGGTCGAAAGGCCGCGGCCCTTGCCGAGCGCCACCTTGCGCCATGTGGAGTTGGAAGCCTCATCGCACCGGACGCGCTTGGCTTTGCAGACGAACTCGACAATGGAGCACATTGCGTTGGCGTTGCGGTTGTTGACCTCAGTGCTTTGCGCGTCGCCCCGGAGCGGGGATTCGTAGATAACCAGATCAGGCGCGCCAAAGGCGAACGCATCAAGGATCAGCTTGTAGAGATTGATCATCATCGTCGGGCGGTCTGTATAAGGACCGCCCAGTTTCCATGTGCCGTAGCTGGGCTTGGAATCGCCACTGCGAAACCGCGCCCAGCCCGTCGCGCTCTTGGATAGATCAAGCGCGAGAATGTCCATTATTCGACGTCCAGCAATGCTGTCTGAGGCGCTGCGCCAGTTGGAACGATGTCCAACGTGTCAGCGTTCACGCCCTCCGCCTGATCGGCGAGGTCGGCATGGAGAACGACATCGAACTGATCGCAGCCGCCGCGGAATGCCCGGAGCCATGCCTGCTGTTCAGATTCTTCCATCTGTGAAACCTTGACCGCAGTGCGGAAGCCGGCGACGTGGACATGCGCCTCGTTCTTGACTTCCTTCCAACCGTCGCTCGCTTCCTTCATCGCGCGCTTCTGGTTGGCGTTCGCCGGGGCGATGTCGTTCGTGTAAATCTTCGCGGCGTGTTCAAAATCAGGGGCGATAACCTCGCCGCTGATCACTTTCTTTTTCGGGCCTCGGGCCATGTGTCAGTCTCCGTTGTTGCGCCGCCTTGAAGTCCCGCCCCGGATCGGCGGCGCGTCCGGGACGGAAACTGTCAGTGCGTAGAGCGCTTCTTGCGCAGACCCTTTTTCGCGGCGTTGCGGCGCTTGATGAACTCGACACCTTCCGGGCTCGCACGCCATGCGGCTGCGCGCTCCTCAATCTGCGCCAGCGCAGCAAGTTGCCTGTCAGAGTAGGTGTGATCCGGAGGAAGAACGAAATGCACCACGTCAGACCTCCTGTGAATGGTGCCGCTGGGACAGGATTAACCCGGACGTTTGGAGTGGGAGTATGGGACTCCCCGTCATTCCCTCGGATTCGCGCGCTGTTACGGAACGCATCCTGTCTCTTTCGGCACCAGCGGCGGCACCGGGGAAGTTTCCAAGGCGTAAACGAACGTAGGAAACGGAACTGGTCAACGCTTCGTTAGGACTGTTCATAAACCCTCTATTGGCCTTTTTCTGCCGGTCTCCCGGCGTTATTCAGATGGAATTATGTGTGAGTTGCGTATGCGTATTGCGGGCCGGGACGGATTGACCGTTTCCCGACCCGCGCGACCCGGAGGCTCCGGGGAGATGAATCTGAAATGTGGCGTTGCCATCCTTCGCCGTGGTATGCTTGTACGGACCGGCACCAGACGCAGCGTTGACGCTTTCGCGCAGGATGGCCTTCGATCCCGCCGCCACGGTCGGGATGTCAGAGGAGGCTGGGCCGGTAACTGGATATGGAGCGAGGCAGATCATGCGGCTTGGGCGTTGCGCTCGGGGGCGTCCATCAGATGAGGGATTTGGACTTCCTTGCTGGCAGCAAGCAGTTTGAGGTGCGCCATGCGCGACACCGGTATGCCTTTGTATCGCCAGCTATGGACGGTCGTGAAAGGGGCTTCCATCATGCGTGCGACAACGGCAGTGCCGCCGAGCGCATCGATGATTTCTTTGGCGATTTCGTCGGGTTTCTGTTCCATAAATCGAGTATTACGAAAAACGTAACCGCCTTGCAAGAGGAATTACGATAAGCGCGGCAGGCGACTGAAACGCATTTTCTCCACGCATCGGAGTCCCGAAGGCGGCAACATCTTGATGTCTGATAACTCGTGCGTATCTTCCATCATTGCAGCCGATGGCGAAATGATCGTCATCAGTAGGGTGATCTGGATCGTTCACCGATTTTAGGAGTGGCATCTATGTCGACTGAGCAAGCACAGCCCACGCGGGCGCCAATGGTGTCAAAGGTGATCATCGCGATACTGATTGCCGGCGCTTCCTATGTCGCTTGGGAGCGACTGCGGCCTGTACCGGTGGAGTGCGACATCAACGGCTTCATCATAGACGACTCTGATACAGAATACCGAGCAGAGAACGCAGCCTTGATTGCGGAGCGCAGCTACGCGGCGATAGGTTCGCGGCCTGCCGATAGGGCCTCTTTGGACAGGGCCCCAAGCTGTGAACGAACAGTGCTCGACCGCAGAAACCCAAGGCTCTCGACACACTGATGCGATAAACGTAATTTTTCTGTTGACCTGAATTACGAAAACCGTAATACTCCTCCCATAGCCGGATGGTTCCCGGCTGTTGGAGGTCAAAGTGTCAAATCCAGATATTCCCCCAAGCGCGCCGGTCTATAAGGGCTGGGCTCTTGTCATCACCGATGATCTGTCGTTCGATCGCGGGTCGTGTTTCCACGACGCGGTGAACGTCGAGACTGGTGAGCGCCAGGCGCTGCATTGGTCTCCGTTCAAGCGGTACGAGCTGCACCACTTCCAGTATTTCGTCGACAACGGGTTCCCCGGCCCGATGGCTAATGGGAATTGGTTTCCGGCCGACATTGACGCGGCGATCGCTGGTGATCGGAGGGTTGCAGCATGAGGCTCGAACATCAAGAACCTGTCGAGGCTCATCCCACGAATGAGATTGTCTCTGGCGTCAGAGTTGGGAATCTGTTTCTCGGCGCCGGTATTGCCCGTCACCATTTCGTCATAGGCTTGATTATTGCTCGTCCCATTTGGGCGTTCCACTTTGGTCCTCTGATGATTTGCGTCGGGGTGCTGTCATGAACGGCCCCCTCGTCCGCGCACTAGCCCGCATAGCACGTCCTACGCCTGCACAGGAATGGCTCGCGCAGACACGCCCCATCACGCCTGAACTCAAAGCGGCATGGGCGCGTGAGGATCGGTGCTTGGAAGTAATCGACAATTTCTGGCGCGACAGGTGCGCCGCTGTTTTGGGAGAATCCGCATGAGTGATAAATTGATATACACACCAGCGCGCGCAAAGCGCCTGATCCTTGAAAAGAAGCTGCCGAAAGGTGCCACGGTCGGGGGATGGCTTGACCTTCGCGGGTGCGACCTGTCCGGCGTGACCCTGCCAACCACGGTCAGCGGCTCGCTTTACCTTCGCGGGTGCGACCTGTCCGGCGTGACCCTGCCAACCACGGTCAGCGGCTCGCTTGACCTTCGCGGGTGCGACCTGTCCGGCGTGACCCTGCCAACCACGGTCGGGGGATGGCTTGACCTTCGCGGGTGCGACCTGTCCGGCGTGACCTCATGGTGGAAACAGGGTGGCGAAGAAACGGCGCGACGGTGTATTGCTGTTTCTGATTATGCCCTGATCCAGACGGAGACCGGGCAATACACTGCTGGATGTCGCGGGCCGTGGTCGCAATCAGAAGCGCTGGCCCATTGGGGCGCGGCACATCGCAAAGATGCGCGCGCGAAGGCGTTTGTTGCGGCGATCAAAGCCAACCCCGCCCCCATCGCCGAGACCGCAGCATGAAGACGCCCTTCACAAGCGTAAAAAGGCCCCTGACCATCACCCAAACACACGGGGACGCCTCGCACCGTGTCTGGGCAAAGCGGAGCCTGTCTGAGCGTATCGGTATGGCCCTGCATCGCGCCGCGCCTGAATTGCTTGAGGCGTTAGTAGCAGCGCGAACAACGATAAGGCGCGCCGCAAACACGGCGAGGACAGTTTCAAGCCAACGCGACTTCAACGCCAAGGCCGACATATTGGACGCTGTCATCGCCAAAGCCAAAGGCGGTGCAGCATGAGCCGCGCCCGATCCTTCGCCGCGTGCCTAGACGCAATCAGCAAGGCCACAACGCCTACACAGGAATGGCTTCATAGCCTCGACTTCGACGCACTTAAAGCAAAGTGGGCGCGGGAAGAGGCTGCTGAGACCACCGAATATCTGAACGAACTCGCGCGCCGCTCTGGTGAGCGTGTGCGGACTATTTTGGGAGAATAATGATGAACGCGAAGTTTGAATTTACAGGTGAAACAAAGGTTGTCTTTGGGGTGACCCTCAAGCGCATCCGGGCCATTGTAGCAATTGGCTATCTGGTCGCCGCTGGCGAGGCTGGCGGGTGGATTGAGAAAGAGGAAAATCTTTCGACATCTGGCAACGCGTGGGTCTCTGGCAACGCGCAGGTCTATGGCAACGCGCGGGTCTATGGCGACGCGTGGGTCTATGGCAACGCGTGGGTCTCTGGCAACGCGCAGGTCTATGGCAACGCGCGGGTCTATGGCGACGCGTGGGTCTATGGCAACGCGTGGGTCTCTGGCAACGCGCAGGTCTATGGCAACGCGCGGGTCTATGGCGACGCGTGGGTCTATGGCA